GGGCAACCATGATTCAGATATGGCTTGCCATTTGTCGAGCTGCCTTGAGCTGCTTTACAGCAAAGAGAAGCGCGTGAACGTCCTGCAAAACTACTCTAAGTTCATTCACTACCAGTGGCACAACAATCTGTTCGTCTTTCATCATGGCGACCGCATGAAGCATGAGCAGATATTGCAGGTGGTGATTAAGAACCTTGATGACCAGTGGAGCCAGTCAAAGAATCGATATTGTCACCTTGGACACATTCATCACCATACGGCAAGAGAGGTTGGTTCTATGCACTTTGAGCATTGGGGTAGCCTAACGGCTACAGATCAATGGCATTCAGACTCAGGGTACGGGGCAGAGCGTTCTATGACTGCTGTGGTCTATCACAAAGATCATGGCGAAGATTCGCGGGTCAAGATTAAGGTTGAAGGTTGATATGGGCGATGTTGTTAAGTTTCCGCCAAAGACTATGCTATTGCATAGACAAAATTGTGATGATTGCAATGGTGTTCTTGAATATTGGCTTGGGGATGACGATTGCGCTTATGGTATATGCGTTGGCTGCCTTGATCTTATTCCTAGAAAAATTGAGTTTAACGATAACCTGTTGGAGGAAGAATAATGGTTGATCCAGAAGTGAGAGACTGGGAAAGATTGAGAAAGGAAATCCCAGCAATAGAGTCGAAGTCTATTGATAACGCTATGATTGATTACCATGTTTTGTGCGAAAGTGAAAGCAAAGTTGTTGGTGAAGAAGATCCAGTAAATAGCCCAAACCATTACATTAGCGATGGCGTTGAATGTATCGAAGCTATTGAATCATCTATGACCAGTGAAGCATTTAAAGGGTATCTCAAAGGCAATATTCAAAAGTATCTTTGGCGCTATGAGATGAAAGGCAAGCCGCTAGAAGACCTTAAAAAGGCTGAGTGGTATCTAAGCCGGCTAATTAAATCGCAGGAAATTGAAGATGGCTATTAAGCGCGATGCAGCAGATAAGTGGTTTAGTGACGTAGTAAGGCAGAAGGCTGGCTTTGAGTGTGAACACTGCCACAAGCAAGACGGAAGGATGGAGTGCGCCCACATATTCGGCAGGGCTGCAAAGTCTGTTAGGTGGTCAATGATGAACGCTGTATGCCTTTGCCACTACTGCCACCTTACCTTCACGGCCAACCCCCTAGACTTCACGGCATGGCTGGAGCAATACAAAGGCCAAGGGCATCTGGATATACTGCGGGAAAAGTGGCAGGTACTGATGAAGACCAACAAACTTTTAAGGGCTGAGATCGCCAAGCACTACAGAGAGGAGCATAAGAAAATGCTTGCCAGTGAGAGCTATGAGCCAGTTTCTTACAATTAATTGATTTATTTGTATCAGAAGGCTTGACTATGTAAATAGAAAGGATCATAGTTACACCTCATTCAACGCAACAGGGGTTACATCATGAAACATTCATTAAGTTACAGCCAGCTAAACCAAATCGACCAAGCTGCTGAAATCAAAAAAGAAAACCGCATGGGCATTATCGCCGCTGTTGTTTTATTTTCACTGTATTGCATGGCTTCAACTATGGAATACAACGACTGCCTCAAGGGGGTTTGCTAATGTCCGACTCAATGAACGCCTTTAAAGACTGGCTGTCTGATACCTTGCCAGAATATGCACCTCAATATCGTCACTTTAATGGCGACCTTATGTACTACTCAGACGAACATAAAGACTGGATATGCTTTGCTTTCCTAGAGCATTTTCCTTCTTGGTGGGATGATGTCCTACCGCCATGCCTGACTAGACCAAAGCAATTTTTGCATTATCTTTATGATGAAGCAGTAGACGAGGATATTTCTTTTGTTTTGCGCGGGGATATCTACCTGTTACTAGAAAGCCATTTAAGAGACATCGTTGAAGAAGTCTATAACGATGTCTATAACGTTGAAACTGAAGAATTTGCAGGATATGAGGTTGGCCAGTGACCGATAAAGAGAAAGAACTAACTGCAATGGTAGAAGAGATTAACCGGCTCGCAGATCAATTGATTGCTGATAGTTATGCTTTCAAATATAAGATAGCCAAGCGTTTATTGTTTATTACATCAGCAGGGGCGCTGTTTAGCTTCATAGCTATATCGCTACACGCTTACTTAAATTAGATCGAGGTTTCCCCTGACCTTTGAAGCTGGCTTGGTTCACCAGTGATCGAGAACGAACCACCTATTCATTTAATCTAGGGGGTGAACAATGAGTTAGCTATTTAAAAGATAGCGTACCGTTTAACGGGTGACGCAGGACTGCCCTACCTGTCGCGACAACAGGGCTTTTAATTAATACGGCAATGGCTGAAGTCGATAGGGTTGCGAGTTCGCGGCTAAAGATGCTAGCTAGTTTAAAAAATGCCGAATATGCGGTGCAATACACCTTAAAATGTACAATAGGTAAACCAAATGCTTGATATATTGAGCAATAGAATGAAGACACCTGACGGAACAATACTTGAGTCACTCCATCGGCACGACTATGTTACGCATATAGATGTTAACGGCAAAGAATATATGCTAGATGGTGGGTGCGACTACGTTAGGTGCTCTGCTAACGGTGACGAGGAAATGCTAACTGTCACCTCAGACGATAGTCATGGATTGATAAGAGAGGTGGTCAAGTGGGGAACTTATGGCATACGGGGCGACGAACCCTTGAGATATGTCACAATTGCTGGCTTAAACCCATACCACCTTAGAGCTATCTTAGACACACAGCAGAAAAGAATGCGCCCAGCCCTGTACAAAGTAATGCAAGATGAGGTTAAGTATCGTGACGAACAATTCAACGGCACTTTACATACAGAGAGTAAATGATATGGAAAACAAACAGGAGACAATAATGAACATAGATAATTTAACTATTGGACAAGCAAGAGAGCTGGCAGGATTATTCGCGCACACGTCAAGCGGCGACGGCATAAGCAGCATGATAGGAAAGAAGGTCATCATTAGAACCTACTCAGCCGGTGTCTGGTTCGGTGAGCTAAGTGAGAAAAGCGGGAATGAAGTTGTTATAAAAAATGCTCGACGACTCTGGCGCTGGAAGGCCGCGGAATCAATTACTTTGTCAGCTGTTGCGCTGCATGGAGTTGATCAAAGCAAAAGTAAAATTGTTGAAGCCGTGCCGGAGCAATGGCTAGAAGCGATCGAAATAATGCCGTGCACATTCAAAGCAGTTGAATCACTTGAGGGTGCGCCAAATGTCAAAGCTGAATAAACCCACTACCTCTGGCTATGGCTATGGCTATGGCTCTGGCAATGGCCCTGGCTATGGCTGTGGCTATGGCTCTGGCTCTGGCAATGGCTCTGGCGATGGCTATGGCGATGGCTATGGCTATGGCGATGGCTCTGGCAATGGCTCTGGCGATGGCTATGGCTATGGCTCTGGCAATGGCTATGGCTCTGGCGATGGCTCTGGCAATGGCTCTGGCAATGGCTATGGCGATGGCTCTGAATAAGCTAACCCTACATACAGAGAGTAAATAGCTATGAAAGACCGGATTAAAGAACTTGCTATAGAGTCAAAAGATAGTTCGGGATACGAAAATTGGGAAAGGTTCGCTGAGTTGATTATTCAGGAATGTGCAGAGGTGGCATCAAGAGCAGATGATGTTAACGAGGATTATCCAGCATGGTATTTAATTGAAAAACATTTCGAAATTAAGAGTAAATAAATATGCAAGTTAAAATGTATCAACTTATTGAAAGGTTAGTTGAAGAAGGTATAGACGCAGGTTATCTTAGGGCGCATAAGCACACTGACACACCTATTGAAGAAACAATCAAGCAATGCATTGAGCAATACATAATGCAGGGCTTTGATGAAACCTTTGAATTTGATAAAGAGGACTAGCGGCATATCATTTATGGTATAGGTTATATAATAAGCCTTCATTTCCGATCATATTAGATAGCTCTTATAATCGCGCCTTAATCAACTTTGAGGTGTATTGTGGTTTTGTATGGGATAATTTGCGTAGTAATAGGTTTGACGGCTATAGCCAAAGATGAATTTAAAAGAGACTCCTAGCGGGGTCTTTTTTTGTGGTAGAATGCTTTACCTTTACTGAGTCAAGAAAACTGATATTATGTTAGCGCCAATACAGCAGAAATGCGGG